ACCAGATCCGAACAGATCATGCACCACGGCAGCAGCTTCGATTTTCATGGCATGACCCCGCGTCGAACCGGGAACGCCGAGACGTTCGTTGCGCTACGGTCGGGCCTATAAGAGTTCGGGTGCACCACGTGCGCCCCTGCTGTTCCGTTTCCTGCGCCCCCCCCCGCGCACGTGGTGCGCCCCCCCACCGCGCAGGAGGTGCGCCCCTTGGTGTTGCGGAACAGGTCATATTGATTGCTGGTCTGGATGCCGTGGACAGACCGCGCGGCGACGGTGATGAGGCCGCTTGCCTCAAGCGCCTGCACCGCCACCTGCACCGCACGGCGCGACAGCCCTGTCTCGGCCCGCAGCGTCTCATTGGAGGGCGTGCAGGCCCCGCCCCGGTCGTTGTGGTGATAGGCCAGCGTCAGCAGCACCACGCGCTGTGCAGTGGATAGCCGCGCCTGCTGGGATGCTTCCATGGCCCACCTGATCGCGCTCCAGCTCATGCCGCGTCCTCGATCAGGTCGGGGTCATCGTCGCCGGGGGATGAGGGCAGCTCGGCCACCATGCGCTGCATCAAGGCCAGCTGCTTGGCAGAGGGCGTCCAGCCGGGCCGCTTGCGCGCCTTCTGGATGGACAGGGCAAAGCCCCGCGCCCATCCCTCGGCATCGCGCACCACGGCCCCCCAGCGGAACAGCAGGCGATCCACCTCGGCATCGCCGGTATAGGAGCGCGCGGCGGTCATAGCGTCACCCGGCGATAGCGGGCAGCGATCCGCGCCATATGCGGCGACATGCCCGTGCCGGTGCTCTTGCCGTCGCCGGCGCCGCGCGTGTCGAAGGTCGCGGTCGCCTGGTCACAGATCGCATTGGCGATATCCTGCGGCAGGTCTGCAGCGGTTTCGCCGAAGCCGGCCCGATACTCGATCACCACCAGCCCGCAAGGCCGGCCATCGGTGAAGCGGATAGCCGGGCGCCTGCCGGTGATCACTGCGAAGGCATCGAGGGCGGCGCCATCGCGCGTGACGGTCACCGACAGGGCGTCGAGCAGCGGGGCAATGGGCAGGTGGAACAGCGAACAGCCCGGCCCGCGCTCAAGCGTGACGGTGATGGTCTGATCCAAGAGGGCCAGCTGCGCATAGGCCTCAAGCTCGGAAGCCGCCGACGAGGCCATGCGGGACACTTCGGCGTCGAACTCGGGGCTATTGGCATCGACCCGGCTGTATTCTTTCACCGCGGTCAGATCGAACGGCAGGGCAGTGGTCAGGGGGGTGCGCTGAATGATCATCTCACACCTCGCCCTTGGCATGGTCGAGAAACCGGCGCTGGTGGGTTTCGTCGAAGCTGCGCCACAGGACCATGAACAGCCGCTTGCGCATTTTCAGGTGGAGCGCCCGATCTGTCAGGCGCTTGAGAACCGCAGACAGGACCGCGCACAGCTCGGCCGGCGCGGCATAGCTGGCCCACCAGGCTGCGTCCTCCTCTACGGTAAGGAAGTGGTCAGTGGGCGGGCGCCCGCTCGAAAGGTCGATCAGCGCCGCCGTCATGATCTGACAGGCATCATCCGGGTGCGCATCGCCAATGGCTTCGGCCAGCTTCTCGGCCGTTTCCATGCGCATCTTCAGATCTTCGGGGGCCAGTCCCAGCCAGGATGCAGCGGCTTTCGCGGCAGGCGTCCAGTTTGATTGGGCGTCGTAAAACGCGGGCGCGCCCTCTGCCGAGGCTGTGCTAAGTCCAGACATGATCGATTCTCCCCTGCGGGGTTTCGGTTGGAAGGCCAGCGGGGGTTTTGTTTGGCGACAGGCCCCGCTGGCCGGATTATGGTTCAGGCTGCTAGTGCCGAGGCTGACCCCTTCCAGAAATTTCCGCGCCGACGATGTTCAGCCGGGCCATTTCATGGCGGTCGTGAAGCTCCAGATACCGATCGGTATCGTCGGGGCCGCGCTGCCCGCCGGGCTGCACGATGACCAGATCGTCACCCATCAGCGCAGCGCCCTGCAGGCGCAGCAGCTCCTGCGTCTCGTCGTGATCGAGGCCGACATAGACCCAGCGACCTTGGGCGTCCTTTTCCCATGCGCGAAAGAAGTTCTCGACAGGGCTGTAGGGATTGGGCGGGCTATTCGTCATCGATCTTCCCCTCATCATCCATCAATAGGCCAAGCCCGATTTCCAGGAAGCGGAGCGGCTTCAGTCTGCGCCTGGCCGTGACCCCGCCCTTGATCGGGGCAAATCCCTCGATGTGACGGAACGCCCCGTCCTCGCCCTTGATCATGGTCTCGCCTTGGAACGGCACAACACGCTCGGCCACCACCTTGCCGCCCGCCTGCTGCCATTCGACCAGCTCGGCGCGCACCTCGAAGTCGTAGACATCAAGGTGGAACACATGCCTCTGGAACCACTCGCAGGCCTCGGGAATGCCGAGGCGCGCGGGGATCGCGAACAGGTAGGCCAGCACCTCCTCGAGCGTCTCGCCTTCGAACGTCCGCGCGAACTCGTCGGGCTGGATCGTCTCGCGCCAGGCAAAGCTGCTGGACGAGGTCGGGCTGTAGGGGATCGGCCCGAACCGCCGCACCCGCTCGACACATTCGGCAGGCTTGTTCGTGGTCAGGATTGCCAGGACGAGGCGGGCCGCGTCCAGGGGCGTCATATGGGGCGCATTCACGCCGCGCGGGCCGCTGGATAGCAGCTTGGCGTCTTTCAGATCGCGGGCATAGACCTTCACCGAACTGGCCGGGCTGGTCAGACTGCTTGCAATCAAGTTGATGAAGGGTCCAGATCTCATAACTTAGTGCGTAACGGTCTCTTAGGGTTTCGTCAACACTAAATCAGTATCTCGCACTGAGGTGCGGGAATGCCCCTTCTGGCCGCGCCCATGAGACAACCCCGGCGCGATCTCTCGCCCCGGGGGTCTGGCTTACATAAAACCCGTTCGCGGACTCCTGACGCCTCAGAGGCGAGTTGCCCTCAGATTTGAGGACATCAACGACCCCAGATTTGGGGCGGCTGAATTGGAGGGACATCAAGGCTCCTCCTACCCCGGGGTAAAACCCCTGCAGCCCGGTTCCGGAGGCGCGATCACCCGGCGCGCGGAGCCGCCTCCGGAGGCCGCTTGTAGACCCCGACACCCAGTGTCTGCTCCATCACCTCAGCCCCGTCGATGATCACCGCAACAAGCGCCTCGATGAGTTCGAGCTGCGTTGCGACGGCCCCGGACTTCTCCTCCTCCGAGAACGCCCCGGAGGTGTTATTCTCCAGCGCGAGCCGGGCCACCCGGGTCAGCGACAGGACGGTATAGGCAAAATCCGAGGTGTGTTCCTTGGGCTGCAGTTCGGCGAACATGTAGTGGGTGATCATGCGTCCCTCCCCAGCTCGGTTTCGATCTCGCGCGACAGCAGCAGGGCGCGATCGAGGCAGGCGAACAGGCCATTGCCCGCGGGGCCGAAGCTGATGGCGGCGGTGCAGCGGTCGGCCGCTTCGAGCAGCCCGACGAGGATCTGACTGCGATAATGCAGGTCGTGGATCTCCGGGGACGTGGTGGCGGGCAAGCCGGTATCGGCTGCCGGAACGCTGTTGCGTGGCATTGCAGGTTCTCCCATTTGTGCAGGTTGCGATACTTTCTAATCGCTGATATCAAGATAGCAGGCGGCAATTGGGCGCGTCAACATCAAAGATATCAGGATATCAAATGAGCGAGGGGAAAGAGGTTCAGGTGCTTGTGCGCATGACTGCCGAGCTGGCCGAGCGCCTGGACGAATACCGGCGCAGCGCCGCCGATCTGCCATCGAGGCCGGAAGCGATCAGGAGGCTGGTGGCGGAAGCATTGGGAGCGGCCGGCTAGAACGGCCACCAGCGGCGCGGACGGGCCAGCTCCTGGGCTTGTTCCCGCCAGCTGTCCCGGTCGCGCTCAAGGTCGGAAATCCGCTGATCACGTGCTTTAAGTTCGGTCTCCAACACCGCGATCCGTATGGCATTTTCGGGATCGGGTGCCGGGGCCTGACTGTCAACGCTGTCACCTTTGACAGTGGCAATGACAGTGCGACTTGCCAGCCATCTTGACAGATGATCAGGCTGGATTTGCCACCTGTTCCGGTTGTCCCGGAAGGCGATCAAGCTGCCGTCGTTTATGGCATTCATGATGGTGCCGCGCGAAACCTTGGCCCGCGCGGCTGCCTGCTGAGGTGTCAGCGTTGCCAGTGTCATGTCAGTGACAATATCAGGCACTTGTCAGGCCTCAGTCATCAGCTTTGCCAGTCGCTGGCAGGTCTGGTTCCATGCCGTTGAAGAACGGTTGAGAGACGGGAGGCAGGCCCTGCCCCGCCGGGATCTGGATTTCCCCCATCTGGGGCAGCTTCCGGAGCGCAGTAGCCGAAAGGGTGCTCTCCGACTGATCTTCGGCATCGGCAATCACCTCGGCAGAGAACCTTGAAAGACGCAGATTGTCGCGCTTGTCCGCCCAGGCAACCCGATCGTTCAGGAGATAGGCGCATTCGCGGCCGGCGCCGATTCTGACCACTTGGAGCCAGCTTCCTGCCTCAAGCTCGGCAATCGCGCTTCTGATCGTCCGATCAGTAAATCCCAAGATCTTCGCCATGGTCTTTTGAGAGACGACGACAGCATTCTGACTGCCAACGCTAGCTGACAGCAGGTGCAGAACTGCGGATGCGGCTGGCTTTCGGGCTGTCAGCTGCGCCCATGCCTCGTGCGAGGATCGATCAGTCTGGACGAAGGTGCCCCGAGGTTGGCGGCGGATGTCCGTGGGTAGCGACATGCGTGTCATGGTCTCTGCCTCAGATTTCCGGGGGTGCGGAAACAGCGTTCCTATTTGATGCGTCCCGTTTCCCGATATGTGAAGCCATGCGTATCACGGGCTTCTTTATCTGTGAAGCCGGTTTCCCTTATCAGGAAAGACCCCGGAAATGGGTTTCCGGGGGTGCGGAAATCTGACGACATTATCCACAGGCTAAGCCTTTGAAATCATTGGCAGCAGAATTTCCACCTTCTTATGATCTACTACCGGAGGTTCCGGCCCGGCGCCGGTCGCCGTGAGTGGCTATCCACGAAGCAGGCGAACGGCGGCCGGCGCCGGGACGGGACCGACAGGAAGGCTTGTCCGAAGGACGCTTTATGATCAAAGCCGGAACGCAGTTTTCATGCGCCCCGGCTTCTATGATCGCCCCCGGTATCACCCGTGACGATCTGCGCCGCGCCCTGTAGGAACAAGGCCGCGCCTTGACGGGGTTTTCGGCGCTGACCGCCGGGCACTCGCCGTCTGATCCCAGATGCTTTGCGGCGAAAACGATAAAAACCGCCGGCGCATCCTGCCGTGTCTCAGTCGGCCCAGTCGATGAAGGACATGGCGTCCTGCAGCGCTGGCCCCTCGATCCCTGCCGCTTTGGCTTCGGCCAGCGCGGCGATCATCGTCGCCAGTGCCCGTGCCTTGCCGCCTGCGTCATAGGCCTGCATCGGGCGCACCACATCGATCAGGACCGGCGCGCCAAGCTTTGCCGTGGCTTCCTCTGCCATGAGCATGGCGAGCGGCTGCAGGACCAGCTGCGCCAGGTGCCGCTGCGCTTCCCGGACCATCGGCCCGGTTGTCGCCGGGTTGTGCAGGCCGGGCAGGATTCCGAAGCTCATGAGGATGGATTGCCGCGCCGCTGCCAGCGTCTCGGCCGTCATGCTCCTGGACAGGTCCGGCGAGAGCTGGTCAGTCCTCTGGCCGATATTGGGGTTCATGCCTGCCGCCGTCGCCTGGGCCACGCCCTCGACCACCAGAGCCGCACCGCGCCGCCCCCTGAACCCGGCGCGCATCGCGGCCATGTCCTCGGATGCCCCTTCGGGCAGGGGAACGATCTGGCTTCCCAATGGCGCATCGCGGAACACGTCGCGCAAGGCCGTCTCCACCTCGCCCAGGAGGGAGGCGGTCAGCGGCACCCGCGACAGGGGCGACTTGCCCGCCCACGGGGCGTAGGGATCGCCTGCGATGCGGACGTGCAGCACCTCTGCCGCCAGCACGGTTTCGAGCCGCCCGCCATTCACCTCGGGGATCTGGCCCCGGTAGACGCGCGGCAGGCCGTCCCGCGTCGTCAGATCCCAGTCGGTGAACGGGATCAGCCGATCACGGATCAGGAACACGCATTCGCCGCGCAAGGCGAGGGCGCGCCCGACAGCTGCCATCGTGCTGCGGCTGATCAGGTCGGTGCCTTTCACATCGGCAAGGGCGAAGGCGCCTTCCCAGAGGCTGACGCAGCCCTGAACGGTCGCCGTCAGTTCGGCCACCGTGGCCCTGCCGCTGATCCAGTTCTCCCGGGCAGCCATGACAGCGGCGGTGTAGCCGGTGCCGGAGGACCGATGTTCCACCACCTGGGGCGCGCTGCGCCGTTTCAACCATCCAAGCATCAGGCCCTCCACCGCTTCAGGGTTCTTTGCAGCTGCTGCTGCCCGGCCGGCGCCACGTCGCCCACCGGCTGCCAACTGCGGGCCTCGATCTGCGCCTCGGGATAGGCCGGGCGGGTCACGGCCGAGATCTCGAACAGTTCGGCCGAGGCGATCGTGCGCAAGATGCCTGCGCCGTGCCGTTCGATCCGCTCGCCACCTGGTGACACGCGGAAACCGGGCGACAGGCCCCGGATCAGCCCGGAGCCGTGCGCCGCCAGAAAGTCCCGTGCCCAGCTGGTGCCGCCGTCGATCTGCGCATCGATCGTCAGCGCGTCGTCGCTGTCGCTGACGGTCAGGTTGCCCGCGGCGCGGGAGGCCAGCGGGCGGTTGAAGTCGTGACCGGACAGCAGGTGAATTTCCTCGCCCCGCTCGATCCGCTCACGAAAGGCGCGCGGGGCGATCACCTCAAGCCGCCCCGCTGCGATTTCAGTCTCCCTGCCATAAGGGAAACGGGCCGTCAGGCGGGTTGCCCCGCCCTCCGAACGCAGCTCCAGGCTGCCGGTGTGACCGCCCCAGAGCATCAGGGTGCCTCGATCGGGGTCTGAACGCCGGTCAGGATGCGGGTTTGCAGCCCGCGCGGCACCGTGAAATCGGCGGTGACAAGCCCGGTCAGCACCAGCTGGCCCGAAGCCGCCTTGGTGTAGGGATCGCGGATCAGATCCACGGCGCCCCAGATGCCGAGGTATCCGGGGGCCACGCCCTGGACCGTCGCCGTCATGATCGCGGTTTCCAACGGGATCGCGTTGGAGATTGCCGGGGCCGGGATATGCTTGATCAGGCGATCCCATTCGGACACGGCGGTGCCGTTGATCAGATAGCCGTCCAGCTCGGCCCAGATCACGGGACCGAAGGCGAGATTGATCTGATCCGCCGAGGTGACGGCGTTGGCCGTCATGAAGGCCACCACCTGCGCCCGGAAAGCCGCCCAGCTGGCCCCCGTTCCGACATCGGTGCTGGTGATGCCGTAGGTGGCCGCGCCGGGGATGAAGCCGAGAGGCTGGCCGGCCACGCCGGAGCCATTGACCACCACGCGGTCAAGCTCGGCCCCGATGGCCGCGTTCAGGTCGCGGCGGATCGCCGCTTCCAGACCCTCGCCGGCCTGCTTCAGCGCCTTGCGGGTCAGGACCATCTGCGCGCCGCCGGTATGATCCGGGTTCAGGCTGCGTTCGGTCGTGGCGTAGGGGTTGGCCGCGCCCACGTCGCCAATCTCGGTTGTCTGCCAGCCGAAGACAGCGCCGGCCGTCGCCACGGGGAACTCGGTCTCGCCCGCGCCGATGTTGATGGTCTGGACGCCGAGGCGCGCCGCCACCGATGCCGGCCACAGGCGATCGATCACGGGCCGGATGGTCTTCGGGTTGATCTGGTCGGCGGCGACGGATTCGCCCGCGCGCTGTTCCAGCGCCGCATAGGGAACCGGGATGCCCTGATAGCCACCGGCGCTGCGCAGTTCCTGAACCACTTCGGCCGTTGCGCCGCTCAGGGCCTTGCCCTCGTCCAGCGCCAGCGCGATCTGGCGCAGCTCGAACTTGCCCACCAGCTCGGCAAACTGGCGATCGGTGCGGGTTTCCAGTTCGGCCCCGGCTTCGCGGCGCTCGCCATCCTCGGCCACCAGCGCGGCGCGGAAGCGGGTTTCATTGAGCCGGTATTCGGCATCGAGGGTGCCCATCGAGCGGGTCTCGTCCTCGGTCGGGGTCGGCTTGCCCACCAGCTCGGCCAGCTGCTGGCGGATTTCCGACTGACGCCGGGTGATTTCAAGGGATTTCAGCATGTTTCTCTCACATTGCGGTGTTGGGTTTTGTCGCCAGATCGGCAACGGCTTGTGCCCATGCGTCACGCGCGGGCGATTGGATCGGGGCGGGATGCCCGCACTCGATCCGGGTCTTTCTGGTGTGGCAGGGGCCGCAGAGGGCCTGCAGGTTGCCGGGCTCGAAGGCGAGATCCGGGGCCAGCCGCACGGATTTGATGTGGTCGATTTCCAGCCGGCCCCGGCCGCCACAGTCGCGGCATTTCCAGCCGTCGCGCTCGAGGATGGCGTGGCGCAGCACCTGCCAGCGGCGGGTCGAGGTGACGTGCTTCGAATGGCGAAGATGATCGGTCAGTCTCCCCATGATGCGCGCGCCTTCCGCCTGGGGGTGGCCTTCATCCGCGCGCCCTGGGCCACGGCCAGGACGGTCGCCGCCGCCGCATCGATCCGGCCAAGGGAACGGGCCTTCGCCAGCTTGTGGTTGCCGGCCGGGTCCACCAGCGTGATCGCGTCCGCGAAGGCGAAGCGCAGCAACAGGCTCGGGACCGCCTTCACCTCGCCATCGAACAGGGCGCGGCGGAAGCGCTCGATGTCCTCGGAACCGTCCTTCCAGCCAAATCCGCGCCAGATGAATGGAACGCGGGCCAGCCCGCCGGCCTGCATGGCTTCGGTGAATTCGGCATGGCGGAACCTGTCACCGACGACACAGGCCACCTCGGCCCCGTCCAGATGCCGGACGATCTGCGCCAGCCATGGACCGGTCGGCACGGTCGCCTCGCCCATCACCGACAACTCGCCGCGCTCGTGCATCTGCGCATAGCGGTCCGACACGCCATCGGCGGCGCCGCGATCTGCCAGCGCGGGGGTGGCCGGGAAGGTGCCGAGGGCTTCGAGACGGCCGGTTTCCGGCCAGTAGAACGCCGCAGCCGACATGCTGCGCGAGCCGCCGAGATCCACGCCGAGGATGCACGGGCCTTCGCGGGCCGGAAGATCGGCAGGGGAAACCTCGGCTGCCAGCCATTCATCGACCGTGACCAGAACCGATCGATCCTCGCTGGCGATCCGCTCGTTCCGGTTCAGGTTGCGGAACGACGACAGGGCCGAACCGCCGCGGGCGATGGCGCGCCGTGCCTGGGCAACCAGCCAGTCAGGGGCCGATCCGATTCCCTCGGCCGCGCCGGGATTGGCGATCAGCAGGCTTTCCAGATCATCGGCTGGCAGGCCGAAGGCCGGGCGATGCTCCTGGACGAAGGTTCCGGGAGGCGGCTCGTCCAGCCAGCGGCTGAAGGTGTTCGTGTCGTCGGGCGCCGAGGTGGAAATGATCAGCGCGCGCCCGTCACGCTTGCCGAGGCCGGACATGATCGCGTTTTCGAGGCTGTCGCCCTTCTCGCGCTCCCATGCCGCCCGCTCATCGAGGATGGCCAGCGTCGGGGCGCCGCCGAGAACCGACTTGCCGTCTGCCGCGATGACGCGCACCAGCCCGCCGCCATTGCCCTCGAACTCGACTTCCAGCTTTGAACCGCGCCGGATCGTGAACAGCCCCTGATCCGCCTCGGGCAGGCCCTGGACAAACCCGACCACGAATTGAAACGCCACCTTTGCCTGTTCGCGGTTGCGGGCTGCGAGGATGATCTCGCGCTTGGGCTGCGGTCGCTCCTGAAGGGCGCCCACCAGCTCGCCCAGGGCCAGCCCCGCAGAGAGTGCGGTTTTCGCATTGCCGCGCCCGATCGACAGGACGCCGACCATGATGTTCTTGGCAAAGGTGCCTTTCACGAAATCGCGCTGGAAACCTGCCAATTTGAGCGGTTTTCCGGCTTTTTTCCCCTCTGGAACCGTCAAAAGGCTCAAGAACTGGATTGCGCGGATGCCGGGCGACTTTCCCCCGATTTTTTTGAG